TCAGTAAATCCCCTTAGGCAAAATTACCTCTAGTGCAACCGGATACATTTTTTTGTTTGTAACCTTATACAAATTTCGTAGGCGTTTTGGCTCAGCTTCTCGTTCTTGTTCAAGCTGTTCAAGTCTGTATTGTAGGGCAATTAAATCCTGCTCTCGCTGATCTTGCTCTTCGTCATCAAACACAAACTGTAACTGCATGTCCAAAGAGCGACTCTGCCAATCTTTGATAGCCTTACGAATTGCCATAACTCGTTCTGTCGATAGGCTTTGTGCATGTTTACGGGCCACCTCGCCACGCTCATTTAGAGTAGTGATTAATACTTTAGCTTCTTCTGTGGCAGCGTTAGAAAGATGTTGCGTAATAGCTTCAATAAGCGGTGAAATAAGTTCCTTTATGCTTTCTAGATGGCCCGTAAAATAAAGCGCATCATCCGGTCGAGTAACTGCTTGCGGGACAAGAGTATTTCCCTGAATTAAGAGCGAACAGCGGACTAATCCTTCGTGGAGGCGATTATGTTCTGGTCCCAGCAATACTAAACGTCCCCAGGCAATGACAACAGGTACAATAATCTCGGAGGACTCTGTGATGGTTACACGGCTTAACTGGTTTTTGGTTGATTGAGTTCCCCACATCTGCACACGAAAGGTAGAAATTGCCCGTCGCATGAGTGGGTGATCAAGGTGAACAATACCCACTGCATCATCTGAACGTGCTTTGTCTCGATTAAATGAAAAACGCTTTTGTAGGTAGTCTGTGCTGACGTAGGCTTTACATTCTGTCCAAGCCGTTGGCACATGTATTAATGAAAACTCGCCATCACCCAAATCCATGATTGCTTCAGTACAGCCTTCCAGACTCAACGCTTGGCATAACAGGTCGAGCTGATTACTTTCAGACATATCAAGTGCGCTGCGAGCTCGGTTCAAAGCATCGACCATTTGCGTGATGCTTTCATTATCCCGAGCTTCTAGCGCCATTTCTTCTCGTGCAAGCCGTCTGCGAGCGTCATCATCAATGGCAGCAAGGTTAACAGCTTGTCCCAGCGCCTTCTTTCTAACGTTATCGGCGATTAAAGCGCCAACGCTGCCTAGATCATTTCTTATAGTTTCGACTTTATCGACGATATGTTTAAGAAACTCGGAGTCCTCTTGGTTTTTAAACACAAAGTGATGAATGCGAACTTCGTCTGCTTTTTGCCCATGACGGTCTACGCGGCCGTTACGCTGCTCAAGTCGAGTCGGGTTCCAGGGGATTTCATAATGAATCAGATTACGGCAATGCTTCTGGAAATCGGCGCCTTCAGAGGCAGCATCCGTAGCGAGTAAGATACGGATATTGGTTTCGTTATTTGGTGATTGAAATTCATTGTTGATCTTTTGCCGATCAGAGTCTTTCATGCCGCCAATGATGGTTCTGGTGAAATCAAGGAATCCATGCTTTTCAAGAATCCGTTCTAAATAATTGAGCGTGTGCTTATATTCTGTGAAGATGATGACACGTTCACCATTCCATTGATCGCCATCGCGAAGACTTCTATTGATCCACCCGATTAGCGCTGCCGCTTTGCTATCTTCCTGAATTGAAAAATGTGATACCTGCGTATCAACAATTTCAAACATACGCTGAAGCATTTCCTTCTCATCTGCTGACAGCTCTGAAATCAGTTTGGAGGCGGTTCTTGTCGCAGCCTCTAGGTTGTCCTCTTTATCTTCATCATCGCTCCAGTCTTCCAATTCTTTTTGCTCGAAGCTGTTAAACAATGATTCGCCAATATCAAGCTCACCCTTAATGCCAGCATTTTCTGTGTGTACGATAAGGCTCTCGCGTAGCGCCAATGGTGAAGATAAAGCTCGTTTTTTCAGCAGCGTTAGGATGAACTGTAGAGGGCGTTCAGAACGTTTGTCGACAGAGGTCAATCGGCTTTCAGTGTAAGTATTTAGAAGATTGAATAGACGTTGTTCTTCACGGTCTAGTGTGACATACAGCTGTGGGTCTATTATTTCATCTCTAGGCATGATTACACGCTTTGGAAAACGCAGCGAGCCGTCTGGGTTGGTGATGTCTTCTTTCAGACGTCGAATAGTAACGGCTGAGAGCTGCGTCTTATCAAGGCCAGTGCCACGAGAAAAACGAAGATTGTCCAGAATCTCCAGCAGGCCTGTAAAACTCTCGCGATAACCATTATGGGGTGTAGCGGTGAGAAACATCTTGTGTTCGAATTGTTCAGAAATTGAACGCAACAGCGATGTGCGCTCAGAGTCTCGGACATATTGTTTTTTGCCAGACGGTGCTGCGTTATGAGCCTCGTCGAGGATCAGCAAATCCCAGGGCCTGTTGTTAGGGCTTTCCTCTAGTCTTCGCCGAATAAACTCATCAAACAAACGGCGAGGGTGCTCTGTTTTGAGATAATCAATTGATGTCACAAGACGAGGAAAGCTGGCCCAAGGGTTAATACTCGGTCCGTACTCCTTCCGCATTTTTAGAACGGAATCTCGATCGATGATCTTGAACTCGAGGCCGAACTTTTCAGCCATCTCATCAACCCACTTAATTCGTAAGTGCGCCGGACAAACAATGAGTACACTTCTTGCTCGATGGCTATGGATCAGTTCTTGAGTGACTAAGCCCGCTTCAATGGTTTTACCCAGACCAACATCATCTGCCAGCAAAAGTCGAACCCTGGGCATATTGTTCGCGCGGATAACAGGTGCCAACTGATACTCTTCCATCTGGACACCACCACGGAAGGGTGCTTGCAGCATATCGCCAACAGCCAACGAGCTTGCGCTCCACTGAAGAGAACGAATAAATGCATCAAAGAGGATCGGATCGTCGTGACCTGTGATACAAGGCAAAGAGGTTGATTCGACAACTGCTGGAGCGATTTCTCGTTCCCAAATCACCTGGATATTTTCGCCAAGCGCATCATCACTCAGACATTCCAGAGAGAGCCTATGTATCACATGCTTTGTTTGAGCTTTGGTGATGTTTACTGCGGTTACTGCCCATATCTTGTGGCGCAGTTTGACGATTTGGCCCTGCTCGGGCGCTGCGCCGATCTCTGACATAATTTTTATCTGTTCTGTTCAAGATGAAAATAGATTGACTAAGCTTCAATCCGAGATAAGTGCTGCGATAGTACAGTAATTTCTGTTTTCGTTCACCTTGGCTTCTCCGTTCATATTGTTGTCGCTTACTGAATTCTGCCCCCCCAGTTCAATTCTGATGCAGTAGCCCTTTACTCTTTCTCTTTCATTGTGAAACCATGCCAGTCCGGCAGTGAAAGCGCGCCCGTTGCCACTACCCCATCGTGATCGAGCATACAGACTTTGCCAGGATTCAACCTCACAACCTCACGGATATACGCCTGCTCCACACCACAGATCATAAACGCCAACAGTGCCTTATTCCGGGCATATTGCTGATAGTGAGTCTTTTCACGCTGATACTCCTCACTATTCAGATCCAGTATCAATCCGACTTCATTGGCGTACCGGTGATAGTTACGCGGTGATGAACAACTTTTGCGGTGTACGCCATGCACACGCTCCAGCAATGACTCAAGCGCGCATCTCAGCGGGCTGACATACTAGTTCCACCAACGCAGGATCTTCAGCGCCTTTTTCCTCCTATTACCGCACCACTAATAAACTTTGGACTGACCCCATCCCGGTAGAAGATCCTGCCCTATAGTTGGACTGACCCAGCCCTCGGGATGAAAAAGCGTCTGTAAGGTCAGAATCTGTTCGAGAACGGGCACATGGCACTCTGCTATGTAATGCTAAATAAGTACGCCAGTAAGTACGCGGGAGAGAATATAGTAAGGTTACATGCAGATAAAAAACTGTAACTCATTGATTTTAATGGTGCCGATAATAGGAGTCGAACCTACGACCTTCGCATTACGAATTCTAAGCACCAACCATAACCAACTGTTTTTTATAGCCATCACCGCATTCACAATCACTTAGTTGATGGCACATCATGCACGTTGATGGATCATGCAAATGCATACGTGACACAAAGATGGCACAGTCATTTGCATGCCTCATTGGCTGCGAGTAATTCACGTTCATAGCCTATCCTCTGGTGACGCTCAGCGCGCAATGCACGCATCTGCATGTCGATAGGTGCACCGATCGGTAACTGGTCAACAGCGAACGCCGGGCGCGCAACGTCGGCGGTTTTGCATGGCACAGCGATCGGGACTTTCACTTCAACATATGACGGCGCCGGCGATGCGCTAGAGCAACCGGCTATCATCAATGAGATCGCGGGAATTAACTTTTTCATTGAGCACGCTCCCGGCGCAGTTCTGCGTCAAAAGCAGCGGACGCCGCCGCGCAGACTTCGCCTATGGTGCGTTCAGCCATCACCGCATTGGCCTTTTCATAATCGCCACGGGCCTGCTCGCGGGCTTTTTCCTGATCAGCCTTGGCCTTGGCCTCTCTCTCGGCTTGTTCACGCTGCAGTGCCGTTATGCCAGCGTTCTGGCTGTCGATCGTCGCCGCCTGCTGCCTGCCGGTATCGCGGCATTGCGTCAGCGCATCGTTGAGCCGGTCAATCGTTGGCTGGTAGTGTCGAGCTGCCAGCCAGGCGCCAGCGCCAGCAATGGATGCCAGCGCCAGCAGGATCACCACCGCAGATGTTATTTTGCCAGACATAACGCGCGCTCCTTGTCACGGCGGATCACCAGGCCGTTTAGCTTTACGCCGCCGGCATACACCCAGCGAGGGAACTGCTCGCAGGCGGCCGCAGTTTCCCCCTGGCGGAACAGCCGGAACATCGTCGATTTTTGCATCGTCGCACAGCCGGCATTAAACGTGATGCTAACCGCCGCATCGAACGCACCATGCGGTAGTTTGTCGCCGGCCGCATAGTTGGTAACGCAACGCTCCGCCGCAAGGATGTTCTTTTGCCAGTCTGCGGCGATCTGCTGATCGGTCTTGCGCGTGCCTGGTGTAACGCCGTGCGTGTTGCCAACCCCATCAGTCCACACGTCCGCCGGGCATTTGTATGGGTCTCGGCGGCAGCCCTCGGCATTACCGATTAGCTCCAAGCCAGCGCGGCTGGTTTTTACCTCTCCGCTCGACAACACCAGTCCGATAATCACCATCACCGAACAGACGGCGCCGGCACCGGCACCCGTTTTATTCAGCTTGCTCACTGGCTTCCCTCCCCATGCGTTCGCGGCGGCGATCCTCGCGAATTTTGAAATAAAGGTTCATTAGCCAGGTGAGAAAGGCGAAAAATAGACCTCCGAGCACGCCTATAGCTGCCCATTGCTCTGGCGAATAACCATCTAACAATCGTGTAAACCAGAATGCGGCGCCACCGCCAGACGCGCCATATGAAATCCCGGTTGTCAGTTTATCCATTTTCATACCCCGCCCTCAGTTCAATAATAACTAAGAGGTTTTGATTTTTTATCGAGTGGCAAACCACAGGTCGCTACCTTTCTCCAGCCTAATTATTTTCCCATCGTAGTTTGCACCACCTCCGTTATATGACCAGTCTGTAGGCATCCCCATGTTATTGCCATTAACAGCTGCCTTTAAAATCAATCCAACAAACGAGCTGGTGCCGGACTGAATAACAATATTGAAATACGTCCCAACCGGCATGTTCGGCAGTGCGTTAATTGTCATTGTCCCATCACCATCCGTTATTATGTATGTCTTGGCATGGCGAGGCGCCCAAGTAACAGAAGATGCATTAATGGAATTAGTACCGGCATCAGCCTTAAGACGGGTCTGAGTGTATGAAACCGCACCCATAGCTTCACTACGATAAACATTACTTAGATTTTCATAGAAAAACTCAATCAGTCGGTCGCTATTAACACCCCAACCAATGTCCCATACACCGCCAGCAACGGCACCAGATATCCTCATTCTGATAAGGCGTGAGTTTGTTCGCAGGCAAAAATAAAACCTGCGTGGATAGTTCATGTTCCCACTAATTGCATTTGGAGCAACTAGCGTCACCGTTATATCTGTATCACTCCAGTACACAGTATCTGAGCGAGGTATAATTGAACAACTCTCTGTTAACTTGATGAAGTTGAGAGGTATTTGCGTTAGTGCTGAGTAACCACTAATGCCGTTTCGCACATCCTCTAAATTCTTTATCGCCTGCGGAGGAAGCCCCACGCCGGCAGTTATAGAACCGTGCCGGAATCTTGCCATCTCCAACTTGCGAGGTACGGACATCGTGGCGAAACCATCTGTCGACGCAACGTATAAGATACCGTCGAATGTGTCGTTAGGGTCAAATGCAACAACCCACGTATAGCCATCTTTCATGCGGTATAGCGATGGAGCTTCTACAGATGAACGCCTGAAATATCCACTGCCTGCGTCTGTATTCTGCAAACCAGAAATTGAGTTTATATAGCTGTATCCGCTAGATATTGTTGAGCTAGAAAATATATCAATGACACCATAGTTCTCGCGCTTAACAGCCATAATATAACGATTATTAACATCATCGTAAGCTATAGCTGCATCAATACGGCTATATTTATTAAATCCTCCGTCATGATCTACACATGACACCCTAACGGGAACACTAAATTTCAGGCCTGATAAATCAGTTAGTTCTGATATATACGTACCAAACAACCGAGAGGCTGGGCTTCCCGTCGTTCCATCCACTCCGATTATGATGCTAATTACAAGATGGAGCTTCCCTGTTTTTCTGTCGATTACTAATTCACCCGCCCACAACAGAGAGGCTGGAACAGTCCCACCATCCCACGGAACTGTGTTGCTACAAATAGCATTATTGCCGTTAAGTTTGATCGGGTTGGCTACCCAACTAACAAGGTCAAGGCTGGAGTAAATAATCAGGTCAACTGAACCAGGAGTGTTTGCAGTGGTAGCCATTAACCACACACCATTATAGAAAACAAGCGAAGGGTCGCGGGCACGCAACAAATCACCACTGGGGTTTTTTAGGCGAATTGGATCGCTAAAAGTGATGCCATCGTGAGATGTTACGATGTTTACTGCATTTGATACGTTTTCGAAAAATGAACCGTAGTAGATGCTAGGAATATATTTCGTGAATTCCAAATCATCCAGCGCCTGGCCTACCGTAGTCCCATGGTGTCCGACCTGGCTCGAACCAGTAGGCTTAGCCAACTCAATCATTACATCAGTTGCGGTTCCGCTTCCAGGAAGAACTGCTATTGGGTTGCCCTGATCATTGAAAGCGAGAACCTTATTTTTTCTAACTTCGACAGAAGGAACCTGGGCTACATTATTTTCCCCAACTCTTAATGTTCTCTTGAATAGAGAATCAGCGTATTGATTCCCTGCAGCATCACCAGCGTCTACATACTGCTTTGTAACCGCATCCTGCGGCGCGTGCGGATCGCCGAGGTTGGAGATTCGATTTCCCTTTGCATCATAGAATCTCGCAAGCCAATTCGGTTTTCGTAGCGCAAGGCCGAAGTTACCAAGCGCCTGCTGGATCAGCATGGTCAACTTGTCCCATGCGTCCTCATGCACTTCAGGGAAGAAGTTGCCCTGGTTACGAATGTCGGTTTCCTGGGTTACAGGCAGCTCTCGCTCGATGCTGATCCGCCAGTTGTTGGCCAGCGCGCTGACAAGCCTCACTTTTCCGCCGTTGCGACTGCCGGCGCCAGTTACCGTATAGTCGGTGTTCATCACCAGCGTGCGGATGTTCTCTGTTGTGTCAGCGACAGTAACAACAAGCTCATCCGCAGAAAACACACGGAAGCGATAGTCAAAATCTGTCGTCACCCCGTTGCCGGTGTATTCCTCTCGGCTTACCTCTGTTGATACGGTCATCTCTCTAATCCCATTTGCTCACATAAAGAGCATTCTAGCGTCTGTCAATCCATACATGAATTTAATTATGTGTTATATTTAATTTTGTTACCTTATTGGTAATTGATATTGCGCATATTGCTAAACTAATCATTTTTATATATGGTTATTTATACAGTAGTTACAGGCTGAGCGAGGTGCATTAAGCAATGAAGAGGTACAGCTACCCGGCCAGCAGGATGCTGGAGAAAAGCGTTAACACGCGCGAAGGGATCGCGGGATTAGCTAAGGCTTCACTACTGGAAACGCTGCTGAAGGAACTCGATGATGACGGTTCAGAGATCGGCGGTGCTATGCTGGAACTGAATGCTTTAGTGAACTATGTCACACAAAATGAAAAAATGAAGGAACAAATCAAAACACATTCGCAATTTATTACTCACCAGTTGGAACAATAATTACCATCGTCAATACCTCGCCGGGCCTAGCCCGGCTGCTTCACAGGTAATCTTTTCTCAATCCCGCTCGCAAAATAGTTACCAAATTGGTACATTTACTTTCTCGCAAACCTGCGCAACAGTGATAGCGCATCAGCAAAATCTGATGCCGGGATTGGTCTCCTGAAATATAGTCACAGCGCACATGACACGCGCTTAGCGTGTTTTTTTGTTTGTGCGGTCCAGCCACATCTCAATGGTGGGCTGGGCAGGGGCATCGCAAGATGCGCCGGTTCCCTGTGACGCCGGTAAGACCAACTCTGTCCAGTTCACCACCAGCCAGATTGGTCTCTGCGGTGGTGAGTTTAAAACTCAGTCACAGGAGACGTCACTATGACAGCTCAAACAAAACCAACCGTTTTCTCTTTCGAAGCTTCTAACCCTATCCGTGCGATCAGCATTGAAGGCTCGCCCTGGTTCGTGGCAAAAGATGTTTGCGATGCATTGCGGCTGACAAACTCGCGAATGGCGATGAAGGCTCTAGACGAAGATGAAAAGGGAGTAAGTTCAATTTACACCCTTGGTGGAAAACAGGATTTGTCCATCATCTCCGAATCCGGCCTCTACACGCTGATCCTGCGCTGCCGCGATGCGGTGACGCCTGGCACTATCCCCTACCGGTTCCGCAAGTGGGTGACGTCCGAAGTTCTGCCGGCTATCCGCCAGACTGGCCAGTACCAGCACCGGGCGCCGGAGACATTGGGCGACTTGGTCGACACGGCCGACAAACTGTCTATCAAGCCTACCGACTCTACGATGACAGTTCGAGACGCGCGCCGCGGCAAGAAGAAGACCAGCGGCAAGACCGCAAGCCGGATCGCTGATGCGTGCGTGCCGGTTATCCTGGAAGCCATGCGCGACCAGTACCACTACGCCAACACGAACGTTGGACCGGAGGAAGTGATCCCCGCCCTTCTCAGCGACGAGCGCAACTTGCAGATCACCGCGTTGGTTGAAGAGCTGGCAGACAATGGCCACAACGTCGCCGGCGTCGTGCGTGAAGTTGAGGTGATGCGCTACTACATCCTGCAGTGCGCCAAGAACATGGCGGCGATCGCCACGCACGCGGCGTTCATCGCGAAACAGACGAAGGTACAGTAACCCATTCCGCGCCGGCGCTCTGCCGGCGCTTAAACGCTCGCTTTACCGTTGTTGTGTCAGATACCTCAAGGTATGAATTCGCGTTGCATATTTATCGCTCAGGCTATAGAGTAGTAGTATTCGATTACCTTTTTGGTAATGCGATTTTGAAACGTAACACCTATAAAGGAAGGCCGCATCATGAGCAACGCACTGAGAAAAACAGAGCGTCTATACATTCCTCGCCGCGACAAAACAGCGGTGGCTTCCCCGCGCGCAGCAATCGGGGACGGCATCGCTCATGCAGATCAGGTCAAAAACGCTTTTGACTTTGGCTTTGCTCGCTACGAAAAAGCTATGGATGAACTGTCTAAGGTCTAACGCAGATAGATGGCTGAGTTTGTCGAAGGCATCAACTACCTGTCAGAAGAAGATCTCATCAACATCAATAGAGATCTGATCTTATCGCAGACTCCACACGAACCAATTGGGGTGCTAAACCCAAACAATCTTAGTTCATCACAATCAAGACCAAGCCAAATAAGATACTACGATCAGACAGATGATATGTTCAAACTTTCATCTGCTCTGATCGAAAGCCTCATTCAAAACCATGCCTTCTACAATGCCAATAAACGTACTGCCATGATGGCAGGCTACGTTTTCTTACTCTTGAATGGGTACGAACTTACGGCGCCTGGAGAAGACATAGTGCTAATGGCAGTCGGCATGGCTAATAAGGAATATAACAGGGAAGACCTTGAGGACTGGCTATGTTATTGGTCAAGGGAATTTGACACAAGGGAACTATGCTGCAAGCCTCTGGTTTCAGTAATATCAATCGCAAAGATTATAATTTAAGCCCGCGACGCGGGCTTTTTGTTGGGTAGTGATCGCGGGGCTTGGGGGGTGGTGTTCTATTAGAAAAAGCGATCTTTTGAACCGGTGGAGTAAAGGAATTGGTCTACTGATTCTTTTGATTCCCCTATCTCTTTCAACTCTTTACCTTCCAAAGACACAAGGCAATATGGATCGTATGAGCCACCACCTTTTTTATACTTGTGCTTGCTAACAATTAGGTTTCCTGAGTACTTTCCCGTTTTAATAAGGTAAAGAGAATTACCAGATGTAATAAATCCTATCTCTTTTTGTACTGGCATAGAATTGAACTCAAGTGAGTTCATCCAAGTTTTTTTATCGAGCTTGTGAATTGCACCTGATGTTGCCCATGCATCCGTCATGAAGTACAAATCACCATTTGAAGGGTTGTAAACAACATTGTTTATGCCTGTGATATTTGACTCTACATCCACAGAAGGAATTTCACCTAAGATCTTTACGAACCCCTTGTCACCAGCAAAAAACATGGCTGTGCCCATAGGAGATGATGCAGTGTAGAAAACCATATCCTTGTTTAGAATATAAAAGCTATCTATTTCAATCCTCTGCCTTTTTGCCATTTCTTCTGCGTAATTAGCACTCCCTAAACATATAGCACCAGGAACTGAGTGGAAGCCTTTCACATCAGACATTGCACATGATGCAGAAAAAGCAGGAGTAGATATTGAAGCCAAAAGCACCGCAATTGAAATTATTATCTTGTTTATCATTTGAGCTGTTCCTCAACTCTGTTCAATAATGGGGATATGTAAAACAGGTTCTGATATGGTAGCAACTTCCTGACCGCATGTGTCTGCTTGTCGTCAAATTCTCCGTTGAGCACACCATTGGCGATGACTGCCCCATCGCCAGCCATGTCGAATGTTGGCCCCAGCAGAGCACCAATTGCGTTACGGCTCTGGAAGCGGGACACCGGCGGCGCGCCAAACATCGCGCCAAGGCCAAACCGGCCGCCGCTGATGTTCTCCACGGCGTTCAGCGGTTCTGACAGCCAGCCGATCATGCCGGCGCGGTCTATACCCTCTTTCACCAGGTTGTTAGGGCTGTAGTCGATATCACGGCCGCTCAGCTTCTGCTTCATGACGTAGACCATTGCGCCGAGCGCGATAGTACCCATGGCGCCAAGGTAGAACGATGCATCACCCTGCTGGATTCCAGAGGCGATCACCCGGTTATGCTGAGCAAAGATGAACGTCTTGAACTGCAGGATCATCTTGCCTACTTCATTGCTCATCATCAACGGCGTATCGCCAACGCCCGGCGTGACGACGGTAGAGTCAACGTCTTTCAATACGGCAGATTGGAAAGCCTCACGCACTGCGCGATCGTCCCACAGGTGGCTGTGGCCAGTAAGAAGCCCGTCCATATCTTCACCATGCTTTGCGAATTGCTCACCAATACGGCGCAGCATGCTCTGGTCAATACCGATTTGCGCCAGCTTTCTGACTTCTTTCTTAGGCACTTCCTTACCTGCCGCCAGCAGCTGGGCATTGTCCAAGATGCGGGATTGAACGATCAGGCCTGACCATGACTTCAATGCGCTGTTCCATTGGTTCATCAGCGTCCAGTTACCAAATTTCTGCGTACCCCAGTTAAGTCCACGCTCAAAAGCAGAGCGTCGGCTGTATGGGTCAGTCAGATCAGCAATGGCCTTAGTTCGGGTAGACAGTACATAATCCAGGCCGACAGCCATTTCACGCAGGTCTTTGGTTGCCACTTTCACCGCGGCCATGTTTCGGAGCATGGCGCCCATTGGGCGAAGTGATTTGCTTAAACCGTGCTGCATTACAGGACGCATCAAATCGGTTGCGGCCGATATTGTCATGCCCCCCAGCAGGCGCAGGAAGTTGACGTTTCGCGCGACGCGGCCGGCGCGGACAAATAAGCTCCGCGGGTCCTTTGGCGCGCCATACGTACCGATCAACCTGTCTCGCATTGCCTCAATGTCGCGAAGGTCAGCTTCACGTTGCTTCTCCAGCTTCGCACGTTCCTTCGGCGTCTTGGCATCTTTGATCAGTTGGGTGTATTCCTCCGATACCTGCCGGATTTGTTCACCCATATCCTTGCTACCGAATTGCGCGGTTAGTTCGATATCCGGACCTACCTGGCGCAGATAGCTTTCCATGACGTGGTTGATGTCAGACTCCAAAAAGTCCTCAATCCGTTCGTCTGGGATAAGCAGGCTTCGGCTCTTAGTGAAGCCAGCGCGGCCGATTATTTTTTCAGGCAGCAGCTGAGCGGGAACCAGGCCAGAAGGAGCGCCAATAATCTTGTTGACGATCTCATCTGCGGCATCCTCTGCTTCCTCCCGTGTAAGTGGCTCCATCGCCTTCAGCGCGCGCTCACGGCTTGCATTCAGTCTGGTCGTGGAGTTGGCCTTCTTCTGCAGCTTGCGCAGCTCTGAGCGGTGCTTACGTGGGTTATCAAGCAAATCAAGATGGCGCTGCAGGGTTGGAAGCTCCTCCTTTGCCCTGGTAACGTCATCCAGCTTGGTGCGCAAGTCAGAAACCTCCTTGTTAAGACGGGTGATCAGCTTCTGATTTTTGGCTGTGGCCAGTTGCGCCTGTTGCCTCTCCAGCCTGGCTGTTAAGTCCTGTTCTTGGCCGATCAATTTCGTCCTGTTGCCAACCTCGTCCATAAGTTCAGTTTTACGGCCTGACCATGACTCTGCTGCTGAAATTTCGTCAGCCAATGCTTTTGCGCGCGGCTCGGCTTCTGCTGCTGCAGACAGACCTGAATCGATCTTCTCAATGCGAGCGCCGGCAGCATCCGCACCTTTTGCACTGATACCCTGAATCCAGTTAGCAATGCGACCTCGGAACTCAGTGCGATCAGAGAGAATTTTGTCGAACTTATAAATGCGAGGCAGGTAGCTTTGCGCTGTTGATACATCGACATCCTCAGGCAGAATGCCAAGTTCCTGCATGCGCACCTTTGTTGCTTCGAACATTGGGCGGATCTGTGCGGCTGCCTGGGCTACTTCTGGAATGTCGCTTTGATCGCCGCGGCGCATTGCCATGCCAACAGCCTCGTTGAAATCAACAAAGTTCATTCGCTTACCGCCGGCTGCGCGGATATTTTTGCTGTACGCCTGATAAGCGTCCTTCGTTGACTCCATTTGCTTGTACAGCATGGCATCATATTGCTTGATCTTGGTTTCAGCCGCGGTGAACGTTGCCAACCCTTCATCGTTCTTCGCAAAGAAATAGTTGTTCTCTGCCAGTTGCTGATTGATTGCACGCGACGCGCGGGATGGCGATTGAGCCAGGCGGCCGCCAGGATTAACGCTCAACGTTTTGTTGATTAACCCAACGCCGGCCAGTTGTTCCTGATCCAGCGTTGTATTGAAAACCTGCGCCGCGCCAATGCTCTGCGGCGAATCATTGCCACGTAGGTTATTCGTAACGGCTTGGGATACGACAGTTCGCTGACCGGCGCCCGCAAGCAACTGCGCGCCAGCCCCGAGGATGCCGCCAACCATAGCGTCAATGGCAACGTTAGCTGCGCTCTCATCCAATGTCCGAGTTTCCTGGGTGGCGCTAAGCGCAGCCTCGGACGCGATACCGCCGACGGCATTGGCAAGGGCAAACCTACCTGCAGTAGCCGCAACCTCACCGCCGCGTACCACTGCACCGGCAGGGACAAACATCGACGCCAGGTTGATAGGATCGATAAGCCCCATCGCCAAGCTTGATATTGTCCCGGCTCCGCCAGTTTCTGAAAGGTATTGCCTGTCCTGCATCTGCTGATCGATACGCTGCTTTATGGCGCGCGTCTCGTCAGGAGAGCCGGCATCAATGAATGAGTCTGCGTAATCCTCATATCCTTTAAGATCGGCAGCATCATTGTCGAAAGGGTTATACCCATCAACCTTGTCAAACTGGCTGAATGGCGCAGTGGCAATGAAACTTCCCAGGGAGTTATCAATTCGGAAAGCCGCGTCACGACCGCGCTGAACCTGCTGATTATCGGTGAATGGATTCAACGCCGAAAGCAATGACGGCGTTTCCATATATGCAGAACTATCCTCAGGCTGAGGAATGCTCTGTACATCAGCAGACAGCAGATCGTCAGGCTTCATCTCATACGTTGGCATTACTGACCTCCTGCGGTGATGTTGCTCGGCAATTGGTTAGCAATGCCGGTGCCAAATGGTTTTGTAAAATCAGGCGGTGTATATCCCTGCTGGTTTGTGAATGCAGGCTGTTTTTCTTCCTGACGAGCAGCGCGCGCCGCATCAACCCTCTGTTGCTGGATATCCATAGTTTGCTTGTACATCGGCGAGGTTTTTTGCTCAGGCCTGAATCGCAACGGCATACCATTTTCGCCGTAATACGGGCGAACATCGGCATAGCCTTCTGCGTTCTTCTGGCGCACCATAACGCTGTAACTCTGATCGCGTGGCGTAACAGCATCGGGAACCAAAACCAAATCGGTATCATCGCGCGCGCCGCCAAACGCGGAACTTTTCAAAGCTTTTTTCTCTTCCTCCCACTGGCCTTTGATCCAGTTACCTGAACCGTTAGTCACACCATAAACAGCTTCGGGCGCGTACTTCATTATTTCTTGCTGCCCATTGATGGTAGAAACCGCCCATACCTTACCAATCATGGCATTAGTCATGGCTTTGGCTTGATCTGCGTCACCGCCAGTTTGTGCAAAATTCGCATCGTAAATGGCTAAGTAGTCACGCTGGTAAAGCTGGTTGGCTTTTCCTGGATCAGTTAATGTTGGCGCGCCTATGCCTTGCCAATTTGGAGACATGTTATCGATATTGTCCTGTGCAGCTTTGGCTCGGTTCTTGATGTAATCTTTGTCCCGCACCTGTTGGCTAATCATCTGCTTCAAGCGATCGTCCTGCTGATAGACCTGGTTGTAGGCCATATCGACCGCTTTCTCTGCAGGCACGCCGGCGCGGTCATAGGCATAAACTTTCGAGTAAAACGCCATCGCGCCTTTATCAACACCTGTGGCCGCCGCCGGATTGTTGTCAAAAATCTGTCCGTACATTTTGGCCATAGGAACAACGACGGCAGGATCGCGCGATGTTGCCCCAGCGGTGAGCATCGTCTTGATCTGCGTCGGCAGCATGCCGGATTTAGTCGTTATCTCTGCAACCTGGTTCAAGCTGTTTGCGTTGTTGATATTGAAGCCGGGGGCAACATTTTGATCAAAGTAATGATCAGCTGCTGCCTGATTGTTTTTGTCGTTCGGGTCAAGGGGGAAATTATTTTGCAAGGATGAAGAGAATCGCGCGCTTCCCTGGTTCTTTTCCCATTCGGAATCGAGCTGCTTAAATTTCGCCTGCATTTTGTCCCAGCGCTGCTGGTTGGCTGCAAAATTAGATGCGTTCGGATCCGTTGGCCGCAAGCGTTCAAGCAGGTCCTGCCGCGCTGCCGGCGACATGCTTTTGGCTGCTCCAATAACGCCACCATAACTTTGCTGATCTTGAAGGTCTTGCCATTGCCGCATGCCTTTTGCTGGGCCATAGGCATTTATCAGATCTGCTTGTGTGGGCAGCTGTGCCGGCTGTAGTCCTTCATCAAGAGCTGAATACGCATCTTTCAGCGATGTGCCAAGCTGCTGTGCGTATAATGCTCGCTGCTCATTCTGCATGGCCTGCGCCTGTCGCAAATAGGCGCCTTGAGTTGCAGGGCTTGCAGCATCAAAAGCGGCATTGCCGGTTCTGCGCTTTGAGGATTCTAAGGCAGACAGGCCAAGAGCCGCGCTGACTCCGGCGCCGATCTGCTCATCGGTGTATGGTTGGCTGCCATTCTCATGCTTCACGATGCCGGCACACAATGCTGCCAGGGTTCGTGGGTTGCTCATATCTACCTGATCGTTGGCTCCAACACCCAACGCGCCGCACAGCGCTTTGATGTAGGCATCAGTGTTGTTTCCATCAGATGCAGGCGCCCAGCGGTTAACGATCTCTGCTACTGTATCGAACCCTTTAGCCTGATACGCGAGCAGGTTCTTACCCAGCGCTCTGATCCCATGCTCCGGCGTCTCAAACTTGGCAAAGCGCCCATCGCTGCCTGTCTGTCCTTCCCATGGGTTTTTATCACTGGCCTCAATATTGCCAGGGTTATTATTTCGCAGCCCACGCGCAGCAGATGAATTACCATGCGCAGTGAATCGAGACACGCCGCCCACATCTGATGGCTCGCCATTTCTCTCCAGGAACTGATCATAACGTCCAGCCGTAAGCTGAGCATTCAAGGCAGCCTTGGCTGAGTTTTCCCGGAAGCTTACCCAGTTAGCTTCAATCTCTTCCGGGCTTTGTCCATGCGCCTGGCCATATGCCATGATCTGCTCTCTGGCCAGTAGGTTGGCATTAACAAATCCTTCGTTGCTGTCGAAGCTGTTTTCAGCCTGCTGCTGTAGGTTCGCCAATAACCCTTGCTGCTGACCTGCTTCGAATTGCTGACGCTGGCCGATCTCATACTGGCGCGCACGATTGGCAATAGGCTGGCCAGCGGCGGAAAATTGATTACGGAAGCGCTCTTTCACCGGACCATCAGGGATGGAGTCAAAAGCCGTACTGGCCATTTGGCTTAACTGGCTTGCTACCTGTTCGCTCTGGCCAATGGCGTTGGCGCCCTGTTTTGTCAGCAATCCAGTCTGAGGGTTATTCATCAGGTCATCAGCTTGCTGGTTGAACTGCATCAGGGCGTTTTGAGCGAACGCCAGATCTTCGCGTTCACGCTGCTGCTGATAAATTCCCAACGCATTAGAACCAACGTCTGCCAGCGCAGTGAAGGCGTTGTCTTTGGGGATACGCAAATCCTGCGTATTAACCGGCGCCGCTTGTGATTGAGATTGGCGCTGATATACCGGTACTGTAGGCATCATTCCCCCTTAAAACGTGAATGCGTTAGAGCCGTATCGACTGCTGCGGGCATTGCTAAACATGTTGTTGCTGGATCCACTACCGGCTTTGGTGGCTGGCTTATCCAGCGCGCCAGATGATTTATAAGCGCCATATGCGGTAAGCGAAGAATTCAGGATTGTCGTTGCTACTCCAAGGTTTGCCGCGTTGCGGTCGATCTGCCCCTGGGCGCGACTAACGCCAGCCTGGAAGTTAAGGCCAGCCGCCTGGCGCTCTGCGTTATTGACGGTGGTCAGAGCATCAAGCTGGCCGCCGGCCGCTGTATCGCCGAAGATATTCAGCGCACTTCCGCTGGTCATGTCAGTGCCGCCGGCGCCGAAGGCTGCAGCCTGCTGACCCTGTAGCTGGCGTGTCTGCTGGCGCTGCTGATAAGCCGCATCATTGCCCGCATTAATCGTGTCGCGCGCGGCGATCTCTTGTGCATCTGCGTTGGCATTGGCCATCCTAGCCTGTTGCTGCCCAGTTTGATATTGGCCATAAGCGCTAACTGCACCGAGAGCCAGCGCCGAGCCTGCAAGGATTGTTGTTGGCTCACACATGATCACCTCGTCTCATTTTAAATCTGTGGAAAGGAAGCCCGGCACGGCCAATGGGCTGAGCATCGTGGATGGTGAAGCCCAGCCAGTGCAGCCAGCATTTAGCCGCGGTATTGCGCGCGTCGACGTAGTTTTCCAACTCCGGGTAATGCTGCAGGAAAAGACGCAGAACTGGCCGGCACCGGCGGAGGAAAGTGGCCTGGTATCTTTCAAGCAGATCAGAACCAACCAGCCACGGAACCCCGGAGCCGGTTATCATTGACCGTGGCGCCACACCGAAGATGGTCACCACCTCGCCATTGATCAGCCCAGCGAAAGCAAATGCAGAAGTGCGCAGCGCAAGCTCAAGAACCTGCGCCGGCGTCTTGCCGCTCATCGCCTCGAACTCATCAGCGTCAGCCTGGCGAACGTGCGGCAGGAGTGCCGCAACGTGTTCAAGAGTGGCTTCGACAACTTCAACCTTGCGCACTAAATGCCTCCTACGGTTACGCGCGGGATAACTGCGAGAATGGTCATCGGCAGCGGGTCGTTCTGTTCCACAATCAGCCGGCCGTTCTTGCTCCAGTTGGCATCCAATTGTAATTCAATGGTTCCCGTCTTCGGTTCGACCGGGTCATCATAAAATTCATCGTTGCGCTGCGCGTATTCGTACATCTCGCCGCCGGGCGTACCGGCAAACACACCGCGCGACTCATTCACTAGCAACGATGCGGCCGTGAAGAGTTTCTTCTTATCCAGCAGTGTTTCGTTGCCGTTCAGGTTAACGTCCAGTGTTTCTATGACCGCGGCGATCGGCAGGCCTGCATGCACAACTGCGCCGGCCTTCTCCAGCGTAATAGAGCCAGCATTGACAACTTTTTGCGGCTCAACGTTGGCATCTGACAAAATGCTAACGGTCTGGCCTTCGAGGTGGTCAAGTCCTGCGAATACAGAGCGCGCCATGCTCCAGTCGCTGACTGGCACACCACGGAACTGAGGCGGCACATTTCGGTTGCTGGTAACGGTTGCCTGGTTGCCATTTACCACTGCATTGATCTGCAGCTTCAGCACCTTGCTCACATCCTCCTCGACATACGACATGTGGATTTCACTGCCAATATCACCGTCCGTGAAGTAACTGGCGCCGGCCACCGTAAGCGTCATCTCTTCGTCGTATTGCCAGTCACCTGCGCCACCGGTCAGAGTCATGGTTTTGCTGTCGTCTCGGTTCCTGCCGTCATACGTCAGGCCACAGTCAACGAAAAAGGCATCATCCATCACATCGTATAGTCGGCTCTGCATGCGCTCGATATAGCGTCGCTGCTGGCCATTGATAGTGCGTTCAATCACGTAATAGAGCGCGTCTTCATTTCCTTCGGCGATGCTGCACACTGATTCATAGCGGCCAGCACCCGAGTGTAAGTGCCATGCCGCTACCTGCTGATCACGCAGGTAGGTTAATCCCAACAGCGCGCCGTCATTGCGCGTACACCAAACGATCGACATAGGCGTGATGGAGAACGCCCAATCGGTAATCTGGTATCCGGTAAAGAAGTGGTTAGCAAGGATAGTCAGGTCAGAACCCTGGAAGCCGTCGACATCGAATGAATAGGCAAGATCGCGCACCGCGCCGCCCTTCTGCTGGATGAATAGCGCGACGTTGCCGATCGCAATAGGCTGCACGTGGCTGGCGCCATTCTGACCTTGGCTTGAAAATTGAAAGTCTGACGGTGTTAGCGTTCCTTGCTGGTTGCCGTTCACCTTGTATTCGCCACCGCTGGTTAACGCGACGAGGGATCCGACATCAATCAGATGACGGATTTGATTGAGCTGGCGCCCGGCGTAGGTATAGGTGATCGCATCATTATCAACGGTCGGGTTTGATGTGCCAAAGTCCTTATAATCTCCGCTACGGCTGGTCCACACGGTTTGCGGACGGCTGCGCGATCCTGCAAAAATCAAGCGCTGCTGGAAGTAAACGACGGTGCCAGGGTAGCCGGCGTCGTCATCCCAGGCAGCATGTGCCCATTTGAAAGACGCATTTCCAGACTCAAGCAGAGAGCTAGGCAGCTCAATAGCTCCATCCTGATTGGCAATCACTTCAACGGTAGCTGTTAGACCATCAGACGAAACGGCAACTATCCGAACAATCCCAAATCCACTGTTTAGGTATTGCCATTTAACACCATTTTGCTGAGCATAACCCCAGCCATCCCACTGAATACCTTCGGTATGAGATGGCGCTACGGTGCCGGTCTTGCCATTAACTCCTGAATCAACACACCTGTAATAGTTGAAGCCATAACGGCAAAGAGCATCTACCTCAACCGGCTTATCTGTTTCCCATTTCGGGACTGTATCTACGCTTTTCTGCTCTATGTAAAATAGGTTTCCGACATTCCAGTGATTGAAGATCGATGCACTAGCTGTCAATAAAACCGTACCAGAAACACCATTTGCATATACCGTGATTGACTCATCAGTATTCACAGATGCGAAGGGACCATTTTTTGTTGTTACCACAGCAGTGCGCCAGTCATCGTGCGCATAGCGTTGGATTTCCATAGGTGGGTAGTTCGGATGGCAAACTGTCATCACGTCTGCGCTCTGCGTGTATTTCAGCAGGTCGATATCTGCAGCGGCCCACGGCGTTGTTACGTCGACAGGCTGGCCGGCACTGGCGCCGGATGAGTAGACAACCTGCGCGCCATCCATAAACACGCGGAAGTAATGATCGCCGACTTCGAGCACATAGGTCTGCTCCGTGTTGAACTGGAACGGGATCAGACGACACTTGCGATCGGGAAACTTTGCCGGCGCCACATAGCGCGTTCCAGGCCGGTTCTCAACGCCGCCATATTGGCGCACGATGAAGTTACGGCATCGGCGCAGTGACGTCTGGTATTTCTCCAGGTCGACGCGGCCGTAAAGGCTTGGCGATACCTCGCCCCCAGCAAACGACGGTTGAATGAGGCTGGTTGTCATTATGATGCCCTCGCGTCGGAAACCTCAGACCACGGCGCTGGCGGCTCCTGGGTTTCATTCATGCTCAGCGTTGACGCAGATGAAATGGTGAGTTGGTATTTCTGCTCGGCGCGATTACCGAGGCTGGCATCGCCAGTGATCTGCATGTTGATTTCAGCGGCCAGGCGCCAGCTAAGTGCGTCGCGGAACTCTGCGTCAAACATGTTGGGGTCGGTGACGCGTGTCACGTAGCGCAACCATGCTTTCGGCAGGTCAGTCAATATCAAACGGCCAGTGCCATTCTCATCAGAACCGACCTCATACGGCACGCGCCGTTCTGGTGTAATAAAGCGCTCACCGTCTGGAGAGACGATCGCAACAATGCGCAGGCAGTCCACCGGGTAACGGTAACTGTATTGCCAATCAGGCTGTTCGATATCCAGATCGGCGAGCGCCACGCGCTTTGTTGCGAACCTCCACGGAAAATCAGCCAGCACCGCATCGCGGCAGTCTTCATAAAACATCGAGCATACCGCCGCTTCTTTGCTCTTTTCCGTCAAGCTGGCAATAACTCGGCTGTTGCCAAGCCGACCAAGCGCCACGTTGCAGATCTGGATAACGGATGCCATCACTCGCCTCCTGCATCGCCATAAAGTGTGTCAGCAGCAGAACGCTGCGGCGCGGCCGCCGGCTCTACGCCAATATCAGTGAATTGCAGATCAACACTGCTTTCCGCTTTATCACCTTCGGTGCGGGTGGAGACAGACAGCACTTTAGCCAGGCCGCCAATTGTCAGTGATTCGCCAACCTTTGGCAGCTTGATCCCCAGCTTTTCCAATGTGTCATTGTTCAGCGTGAAGCGAAGCCCCCACGGATATTCGTCGCGAGTCTCCGGCTTTCCGCCTTCGCTTTCGTAGGTGTCTGTACCGATCTTGAGGTTTACGGTTTTCATGCGAGGACTCCAGGAAAGAAAGGGGCCGAAGCCCCTTTGTTAGTTGATGCCTAACTCTTTGCGCTTGGCTTCAATTTCTTCTGATAATTTGGCGATACCCGCTTTGTGGTGCGGCTTGGAGCCAAAGATTTCTTCATACTGCTGCTGCAGCGCGGCCAGCTTAGCGCTGTCGTCGCTGTCGCCGCCGCCCTCTTCCAGCAGATTGCCATCACCATCGATCAGCTGCAGGTTGTCGCCAGCCCTGCCGCCGTATTCGATTGTGTCGCCCTCTTCCAGCAGATGCCCGTTGATGAATGACTTCCGTGTGACGCGGTACATTTTCAGTTGTGACATGTCACGCCCCGTTAAACAGTGATATTGAAGGCGCTTGCATAGCTGCGTTGTGCATCAGCATCCAGCAGCAGGCCAGCAGTGAAAGCACCGGCGGTCAACGGGCCAGTGGCCACGGTGTAGTTGACGCGCAAATAGCGCTGCACACCGTGTGGAACAGTGGCCACGTAGCGATAACCAACCTTCAGATCAGCAACTGCGATTGCACCGGTCTGCAGCAACGTGGTTGCACTGGCGAAATCGCTGGTCTTGGAGGTTTGCAGACTGATCGTTACGGTAGCGGAACCGCCAGCTGCGGCAGTGGAAGCCACTTGGGCGATGAACTCAACCGGGTAACCAGGGCCGATATCGCGTACATCATTGCCGGCATACAGCGGCCCGAGGTCGATAACGTCAGTAGAAGGCGCGGTTGCCGTAACAGCCTGCGCCTGCGAAAACATATTCAGATAGTCGAGGATCATTTTGTCTCTCCATCAGTGAGAAAGGAGAGCCGCACCCGGCGGCTCAGCCGGGATTATTGAACCTGTGATTCAGTGCTCAGCAGAGCATCGCAGGTACGCACTGGCACGCCGCGGAACGAAGTCCACCACACGCCTTCGGTTTCTTTAACGCTGATCGCCAGAGAAGCTTTTTCAGTTGCCTGAATGTCCAGGTATTCAGCTGCATCGCGGTTCATATAGAACACTGCATTGCCCATCTGCAGGTTAGGGATACGATGCAGAGCCTGCACCATCAGCGTGGCCAGGTTCGGGCCGTCGTCGGCGCCCAGCTTGGTGGTATCGATGTTGGCAATGCGAACCACATAGCGCCAATCGCGGACGGTAAGACCGTTGTCCCACTTGTAGTGAGTGCGATAACCCTCATACTTGCCTTTCTCAGCATCTTCGAGCGTAACCTCACCCTTGTCTTTGTGGCTCAGGCCAGCCGCCTGTCCTTTAGGGAAGATGCCGTGCACTGTATTAGTGCCCCACACCACCAGCCAGATTGAAGTGAGATTTGAACCAGTGCCGCCCGCATCGATAATGTTCTGAGCGTTCTTGGCGCTCAGGTCGTTGTAACGCGCGGACAGGCCGGTAAAGCGCTGAGGGTTGATGCGAGTGTCACCGTAGAACAGGGTTTCGGCCATCTGCTGGTTCATTGCCTCAAGGAAGGCCTGATCTTCAGATAAACGGAAAGCATTGGTGTTCCCGTTCAGATCGGCCAATGCTTTATCAACCTCTGCATACGCCTCAAGCATCCCGCATGAGTCAGTGACCTGAGCAGTGGTTGATTTGCTTGGCTGAACGCCATAGTTCAACAGGCGCCAGGCAGCAGCCGGCAAACCGGTTCGAATCGTAGTTCGGTGACCAGTTGGCAAGTTACCTTCCACATAAACCATATCGGTCAGAATAGGGTTAGTTTGTGAAAGCAACTCCACGATTGCGGGGATCTTCCCGTCCGGGTCCATGCGCTTTGCGTGGTCTGCCAGCGTCAGCGCGTTAGTGCCTTTAATAGCCATTCGATGTTACTCCTTATTACCGTAGAGAATGTCGGCCGCGCTACGCTGACCGCCTTGACCTGGCACGACGAAGCTGTCTTCAGCCATCGCCTTGCCGACTTTTGCACAGAAGCGAACTAGTGCCGGGTGATTACCCAGGCCGCTCGCATTCAGGTATTCACGCAACTCTGTGTTGCCGAACTGATCCAGCGCGCGCTGTGCGGCGCCTACACTGGCGTTGAACTTGTCGCCGCCGATTTCTTTGTCGGCCTTGACCTGCTCACCCCAATCAGCAACTTGCTTGCTCCAGGCTTCCGCCTGCTGCTGCTGGATCTGCGGGTAGATGTCGACCAGCTTTTGCGCCTGCTCTTGGCTCAATCCCAGCTCTTTGGCGATCGGCTCAAACACAGCCAGAGCATTGGCATCCAGTTCTTGGCCTTCCGGCGCCGAGAACTCATATTTCTCCGGCGCAGCGGGTTTCTTTTCCTTCTCCGCTTTTTCCGCAGCTTCCTTATCGGCTTTCTCTTTCGCGTCTTTTTCTGCCGCGAGTTCTTCGGCCGTCTTTCCGCCTTCCTGTTTTCCTTCGCCTTTCGGGTTGTCACCTTCCCCCGGATCAGCTGCATTGGCATCTGCTGCCGGGTTATCGCCGGTTGCTGCAGGAGCTGCGCCACCATCACCACCTTCCGGCGGAGCCTCGGAGAACAGGCGGCGATACATCAAACGTTCGAACAAGTTCATGCGTTGCCTCTTAGCTTGTTGCGATAATGCCGGCAGCGCGGAGGCTCGCCAGCAGTGCGTTGTATTCGGCCTGGGTTGGGGCTGCCGCCGCGTTAGCCACCGCAGCGCCCTGCTTCACGCCGCCGACTACCGAAGCAGTTGCTGCCGGCGGTGCAAATGTGGTTGGTTTGCCGGTGATATCACCCCATGCAACGGAAGAACCGCCGCCGCTCAGAACCTTAACGACTTGCACGCCGCCGTCATTCCGGATCACTTTCTGGCGTTGTGTTGCCATGATTAGCCTCTCTGTCTTTCTCGGCCTCGGCGGCCATCTTTAGGTACAGTTCAGGGCAGAACTTCAACACATCGTTGAATAGCGCCAGCCCTGAATTACGGTTACCTTCATTGAAAATTGTGCTGTTCACCTCACCGGTGAATGAGATGCGAAACACACCAGCCTGATCGAGAAGCCCCCATACAAAACGGCGGCCACTCTCTGTTGCCATCACCTTCTTCACATCATCAGCGTGGCGCTGTTGGAGTTGCTCGCGAGTCATCATTGCTGCGCCCCCTGGCCTTGCTGCATAGCCTGCTGAATGCTGGTCAGTAAGTTAGGGTCTGCAGTTCCTGACTGGCTGAGGGTCTTCGCGATATCCGCGGCACCGGCGCCCATCTGCAGGCTCTGCGCTGCCTGTTGCTGCTGCGCGCGCTGCTCGCGTTCTGCCTGCACCTGCTCGTCGGACTTGGTGATCGTCGTAGGAACGCCAAGCATGTCGCCGTATTCATCGATCGCCTGGTCAACATCAAGCTTGTCAGCGGCCTGCTGGAACCCTGCTGCAGCCATATTCCCGATGAATCCGACAAAGCGCTCAATCGAGCCGATGCCAACAGACTTCTGCGCCTGCGCCATCACGCTGGTGTATTCCACGCGCAGAGGCTGTCCCTGCAATTCATCCGGCGGCGGTGGCAACATGCCGCGGCGCATCATGATGTTGAAAATCCGGTCGATAGCCGGGTCCAGTAGTTCATCGTTCAGGCGGTCGAGCACCGGGCCGATCTGCAGCATCTTTTCGTCGCGCATCTCGTTGACCGCTTCGATCGGCATGCTGCGGGTGTTTACGTTGCTGAACATGTTGAACAGCGGAACGAAGTAGCACTCATTAACAAGCTGGCGCCCGTCTTGAATGCTGCCTAGCAGTTCCTGAATGCGGGGGTTGATCTCGTAAACCGGTTTGAATCCAGCCGTGTCGCCGGCGCCGTTGTAATAGGAAACATCGCCAGGCAGCAACGACAGGCGTTCATTCTTCATCGAACTTGGCGCCATCATTGGCGGATTAACCAGCTTGTCGATCGCCTGGTCTTTTCGCTTCTGCTGAAGTTGCAGTGCCTTAACGCCACCCAGAGCCAGAATGCCAGGGCAGGATGAGCCGTAAGCATCCTCGCCGTTGATGTCCCAGCGCGGCACCAAGATAGGCATTTCATCGAAACCCGACTCGCTCAGCAGCTTGTCGCCGGAGCCGCCTGGTTCGTAATAAATCGAGCTGAAACGCTTGTTCTTCGCGTTCAGCTTTCCGGTGTCACGGTTGGCGTTCGGCAATACGGCATGCACGACTTCGAACCACGTTTCAAACGAGCCGGTATCCCATGCGGATGCCACAGCATCGCTCACGTTCTCCTTTCCGAACTTTGTCACCAGTTGGCGGCAGGTCATGGAGAATTTGCGAAACACAGTGTCGACCTGCAGTCGATCGCTGTTCGAGATGTAGTAGCTCCCGATCGGCAGCACGTGCGTGCGGATCACATCCTCTTCATCTTCCAGGATGGAAATAGCACCGGTGGCAAACGTGCCAAGGTAGCGATAGAGAACGGTCAGGGACTGATACCAGTTGGATTTGTTCATCACGTCGTTCATCAATTCGACGACCTGAGATAGCCACATCTTGACCGGCCAGCTATCCATCAACTGCTTATCCGGCGTACTCAAAGAAAACCATGGGCGCGTCGGACTGGTGATGCCGGACAACATGCCAGATTCAAGAGCGCGCGAAGCAAGCCCGCCGGTAGGGTCAACAACCTTGGTGTTTCGCTTGTTGCGGCCAGCATCGGTTGTCAGGAATCGCCCGCAGTTTGGCAGGATGAAATCGCTCAGCTCTTTCCAGTGCGAGTCATATGACGTCCGCGCGGTTACGAGCTGAGATAGCTGCTTTTCCAGAAACTGCTTGCGGGATTCCTGCTCAGCCATGATCAGCCACCCAGCAGAGTTTTGCCGGTGGTGCTGGCTTGGCCAGTGGCGCCCTGCGCACCGGTAAGGATTGTCGACTGTGGGCCAGCGGCTGCACGGCGCCGAGCCTTATCCTTGTCGGCAGCATCAATCACTGCAGCATCCTGCGCTTGCGGCGCTGCCTGTGGCTGCGGTGGCGTTGAAACCTTCGGCGTACTCATGCACATGCGCGTAACCCTCCCAAATAATTACCAATTAAACCACATGAGAATTATTTTGACTAATTTGTTGACGTTATAATCAAAACAAATTACCTTTATGGTAATCATTGAGAGCATGAGCCGAGCCAGCTTCTATCACTCTACACAGTATAAAACTGGTATCGGTGCTCTCGATGGTCCAACAGGTAAGAGCACTGGCCGGGCCTAAAAGTAATCACTGATGGCATGCGCAGATGCTGAGTGTACCGGGATGGCGGCCAGGCGCTGCTGCGATGCGAGCTTCAACGCCACTTCCCAGTGCTCTTTCCGTTGTGGTGAATGCGCAGGCTGATGCGCTAAGTGTGATAGGTAGGGCCTGAACGAGCACACAGATATAGGCTATATGCTGGTCACAGCCGAGGTAACAAGCACCGCCATATGCCGGAGATCAGCACCGGCCACCACAACCGCTATCGCGAAGCATCATCCGAACTTAATCAGGTGCAAACACTTGTAGGGGTGTTGGAACTTGGTGGATGGTGTTTCACGATAGCCGCGACCGTTATCACCCTGGAATGCTGTGTGTAGGATTTAGCCAGCCTTGCGCAGGCATTTTTTTAACGAGGACCGCCATGACTAAAGCATTAATCGAATTCACCCCAGGCCACCACGACAAGCAACAAGAGGCTATGGCGCGATATCACGCCAAGCTTGAAACCCTTCGCAGCGTGCTGATCGACTGCAATATCTGCGAGAGCAAACAAAACCTTGAAGCTATCGCCGAAAACATCAGCGCCGCATTCGACAAGATTAAGCTGTAGGGGGATCCATGAAGAAATTATTGATGCTGCTTGCAGTTTTGTCCCTGTCAGCTTGCGATGTAAATGATGCTGATGTTGTGTCAAAAAACCTGAGCACCGCCTCTGATAACTTCGAGGTTAATCGCCGCGTCGTCTTCTACAACGGCATTACTGGTGATTACATGTTGTCTATCGAAGGCTTGTGCTCGAAGGACAACAGCAGCACCGCCAATACTTTGGGGATCGTATGCAAGGTTGGCCCGAATCAGTACAAAAAGCACCTGCTCGGCCTGTCTGACAACGTCACATTCTTCATCGAACAGATCGACGGCGTGAAGGCCAGCCCATATTTCTATCGAGTGACCTTCAAACCTTTAGTAATTGCTCCGGATATTGATATCAGATGATGCCAAACCATGAAGTCACAGCCCGCAACCGCGGGCTTTTTTATGGCAACTACCAGAGTAATTCAGGTGGTTCGATGTTCTGAAAAACCATCACGCATAGGGATCATATTCTGTTACCGCCCCGCCGCGCTTCTCGCCTGGCAATGCGTGCTGGCGCTTCGTCACCGGATAGGCGAACGTGAGCACGAAGGCATCACCACAACCCGGGGAGCGCCCGAGTCGCTCCTTAATGTCTTCCTTCGGCTCCAGCACTATCTTGCCATCCGTCCTAACTTTGTACTCAGCCGCTGATAAATCCTCTGCCGTCTCGCGTTCATCCAATGCGCCGCCGAGCTTTAACCAGGTCTTGGCGTTGTTGTACATCTCACCGCGCTTATTCAGCATCTGCGGATCGCTCGATGCGCTACCGAATGGAACCAGCGTCCATGAGCGCCCCCAACCGCTTCCGATTGAGTGGAGGCCAGTACCATAGCCAAAGTCGATATGCACAGCATCAGCGTGATACTGGTCTTCGAAGTCGGCAATTCGCTTGGCCATGATCAGGTCATCGGTTGTTTTATTGCCACGCCAGAGAAGCTTCGCATGCAGCCCGCGACGCATGTAGATCACCGCGTCGTCGGCCCCGGAGTATGCCGGGTCGACACCGATGATTGTCGGTGCGTGCGCCACATCGCGCTCGGTAACCACCCGCGCCAACGCTGCATCAGTTAGGCCTGTTGGGATAAACTGTGTCTCCGAGGCGTCAGGAAATATCCCGCGCACGCGCACTTTGAAGAAGTCGCTATCCTCGCCGTTATCCTCTTCCCATTTGGTGATCTGCTCTTTGTTGGTGCCTTCGACGGTGCGGCTATCGATTTGCTTACCCTTCCAGCGGTGGCGATACTTGCGGAAGCACTCGCGGAATCGGCCCATGTTGCGCGTCGGGTTACCGAACGCCACCCAGATAATCTCTGTCCCTTCATCCGTCAGCGCTCCCTCTGCAACCTCCCACACCAGATCGGCAATGTTAGATGCCTCATCGAAAATCAGGATGATGCGCTTTCCCTTGTTGTGCAGGCCGGCGAATGCCTCCGTGTTGTTCTCTGACCACGGAACGGCGTCCGCTCGCCACGATTTCGCGTGCGCTGGGTCATTGGCATAGATGGCGGTAGCCGTGCAGTTAAACCAGTCGCTGGTAATAGACAGGCGTTGCCACTTGGCGATCTCCGGCCAGGTCTTGGTGCGTAACTGGTTCTCTGTGTTGGCGGTCACCACTACCTTGCAGTCTTCGCAGGTGTCCATGCCCCACTTAACCAGCATAGAGATCCAGGCAGACTTGCCGATGCCGTGGCCTGAAGCGCGGCAGATTAGCAGCGGTTGGTGGCGGGTGGCTGGGTTTTGAAGGTGGGCGCCGATCTCATCGAATGCCTCCCCCTGCCACTTGCGCGGCCCGGCTGAGTCGTGCAGCTCTGTTCCCTCTTCGCCCCAGGGGAACGCATAGAGCGCGTAGCCGTGAGGGTCATGCGTGAAGCTGGCGATATCCTCAACGAGCTGCTGCTCGAGTAGCTCTTCGTCATCACTCACTTGGTGTTTTTCTCCAGTGCGCGCCGGCGGGCGTTGGCCATACGATCGGCCAGGGTTACGTTAACATTGACGTCCACCCTGTCTTTGAATGCCTGCACATCGACATGCTTACCAATCAGCTCGAGGTTCTTCACTTTGTCAGGCCACTTGATTGACTTGAGCACGCCGATCATCTGCTTGTCATCGCCCTGGCCTTCGAACAGTTCCGCCACCTTCACGCCGGACAGGAATTGTCGCCACGCCTTCGGCCACGCGCTCAGCGGCTTCAGCGTCAGATCATCGTTCATGATATCGGCGAGGTCTAACTCATCGATTTCCACCAGCCGCTTTAAAACGTAGTCAGCGCCTATCTTGGTGCGCTTATTACGATGCTTCATCAGTTCCGCGATACGCTCTTGCACCTTTGGATTGTCCATGTTGCGTGACGCAGACACGGCCGCGTTCTTATAGCCGGCCGCAGCCGCCGCCGCGGTCTGGTTGTCCGGGTTCTTGATGTATTCCTGGCAGAAGCGTTCCATCTGCGCGTTAAGTTTACCGTCTCTCGCCATAAAATTACCTCCTGGGTAATATCATAACACGCAGTGAAAAACCGCCAAGCGGCGGATGCTGTGCTGTGTGACTCGTTGTGACTCGTCACGCTTTATAATGTGACACGTCACAGTGTCTTTAACATCAGCTCTCGCCAGATCTGTGTCTGACCACACGCCGCCTCACCGTTGCGGTAACACCCGCCGGCTGGTCCAGGCATTGATTCACCGCACTGGCATTTATGGCTGGCCAGCTCCGCAAGCTGGCGCTTCAGTTGGTTTATGTCCTGCACCGCCAGCAATTCGAAGTATTCATCAACGCTATACGGTTCTTTCCCTGGGCGCCGCGCACTACAGTTGGCCTTGATCTGCTCGAAGATGTGATCGCTAACCTCGAACGTAATCCGGCGCCGACCGCTTACAGCGGCGATGTTCGCCGCTTCTCTTTCGCGTTGGCGCTGGGTGCGCTTACGGTCGCGCGCGTCAGCCTTGCGTTGTTCGTCGCTCTTAGCCATTCCCACCCTCCGGCGCTGCTGCCAGCATTGCACTGTACGCCGTGCGTATGGATATAGCTCCAGATGCTAACGCTGCATTTATCATTTCTGCTGTCGGCTCAACTGGAACCAGCTTCCAACCATCCGGAATTACCGGATAACTCAACGTGTAACCGCCACTTACAGGTTGAGCCAGCAGGCGCTCGACTTCTTCTCGGGCATCACCGCACCGAATGGCGCTAAAGTGTCCACGCGTTCCGTCGCAATCAAACAGGCGATTGACAGCCGAAGCTAAATCATCCGACACTGCTGGCGCTGGCGGTGCATCGTACAGCACACGGAACTCGTAATCGTTGTCCGTCGCGTGCTTTACGCTCATCTCTGCGTGTTGCTCTGCTGTGATGCGCTCCCAGTCGTGCCAGCAACCGTGCCCGCTGTTCCAGTAGCG